TAAAAGTCGGGTAAAGCGACAAAACTGTTAAGATACGACGCAACATACAGTGCTGCGTATCCTCGCGAGAGTGACGTATCACAACGACCGTAAGACCAAGCCTTAGGTACATTTTCACAAACAGTTTCCGAGAATCGTTCGGAATTGGATAACAATAACAGGTGCCAATGCGGGCGGAAACTGGTAGGTCCGTATTCTGATACAGCGTAGTAACGTAATTTTTCATCCGGGTAATAACTTCTTAAACGTTTCAAAAATAAATCAAGGTCCCTATTACAAATATAGGGAATTCTATTCGGGACATCATGTTTGACCTTTTCAAGAATAGAAAGGATATCCTTAGATTTCATAGGATAAGTAAACTTAACTTCGGGATCCTTGAAGGTCCGCTCAACCGTAGAAGTCTTCAATTTAACAGAAACGGTACGAGGAACGCTACGAAAACCAAAAAGATAAGTATTAGGGTCACCAGCATCCAAGTTATCGATACCGGGAACACAGGGTACATCAGCAACATCTTCCGTACAAGTCTCAACAACCGAAACTTCCAAAGTAGGAAGATAACAAGGAGCATAAGTGAGAGTAACAAAATACGCATAACGGAACTGGGCAGAATAAGTAGTGAGAAGATTTGTCTGAATAGCAGAACGCCGGAGGAGACAAGAAGGGCAAGTTCCACAAGGAACAACAACGGACTCATGCGTATACTTGTTAACAACCGTACGAGGGTGCTGACAACGAGTCAACAACTTATTCTGCAATTCCTTAGTAATCATTTTCTATCGGTAAAATTAAGTTCCATCTGACGAGGTTTGCGACCACGTGCAAAAGAAACATGAACAAATGTGCGATATTTTATAAACTGATCGAATTTAAAAGGCGAACTTTTAATCCTTGAGATGAAGCCGTCAACCGACAAGTCGACAGGCTTTAGGTCAATGGCATCACCGGTCAAATGCTGGGAAGTCCTAGAACCGTTACACGCTTCATTCTGTATCAAAGTACGAAAAGCGGAGGTAACAGTAAAATGAACATTCTGAAGGAGAAGCCATTCAACAAATTTCATTAACTCTGGATTCATGACTTACGAAAATATTTGAGCAATAGACGTAAGAAGACTGACAGCAGCTGCAATAACTGCAGCCCAAATTTTAGATTTAGTTTCACTTTTCATTAGAAGGAAGTTTAAGATCAAACATTGAGAAATGAGTAAGGATAATGACACAATCGCGATGAAGGCTTGAAGAGATAAATTCAGAAACTTCATCAACGGGAACAAGAACGGTTTCGTTCTGATTAGCATTCGTCTTTGACTGGATAGAACACAAATAATACTTTTCCATAAAACTTAAAATTTTAATTATACATTGATTTTAAAAACAACACAAAGATATAAATAAAATTTTGAAAGAGCCAAATAAAACGGTGTATTATTAACATAAATAAACAATAAGCTATATGGGTGGCAGGCTGGTCTGTGAGTTTGCGCTATTTAGACAAGGGGAGACTGAAAGCTATGAGGTAAATAGCTTTCCCTACGGGCAAACTCATGTAGGCTTCGCCAAGAACATTTTTAGGGGTATAGCAGCGACGGAAGAGAAGAGCTCTCCGGAAAATTGCTTACGCGTTGCAGACGTCAAGCTTCAAGGAAGGCAGTACTATAGCCTAACGGCTCTGATTTCAGTCCTAACGTCCCGAAATTCAGTAGGTGTATAACCACGCTGCGCGCGGTTGCCGGAAGTTACTCCAAACAGCAAAACCCGACGCGTATCACTACGAGCCGGGTAAACACACAACAAAAAAGTACTACCAGGGAAGAAAGTTACCTATAGTATTACCAATAGAAGTACCATAATGAACAGCCTTATCAGCGTCATAATACTTGTATTTCTTACCTTCATTACGAGAGCGGTACCAGTCCTCAATACTACGAGAACGAGCACGCTCACGATTGAATTTAGCAGCCTCGAGCTCAAATTCAGCATTAGAATGATTTGAAGCGTTAGAAGCACGAATCAAAGAGTCAGCAGTAGCTTCAGCAACCTTATTACTGATTTCCTGGCCTTTGGCACGGGCATAGGTCAATACCTCATCAGCAAGAACTTTCCTAGCTTGGTTATAGTTCAAATGTCCATGAGACATTTGATTATAATACTCGGAAGCCTTAACATTTAAATCAGCCTGCTGTTGCTGATCAAGATACCTATTAAGAACGGTCTTAGCTTCAGCATCAAGCAACTGAGAGGTACCTTGTGCCTGGAGAAGACGTCCAGCAAAAGCCATATTATCAAGTTCCTGCATTTCCTTGGAATATCCAAGCCGAGCACGAGCCAAACCTGTAGCCTTCAAGTATTCACGGGTATCTTCCGTCATCTTGGACCAATCAACATTGGAAAGAGCCTGCATTGCCTGGGCGTCCGCAAGGTTTTTCTGTCCTTGCAGCTGTGAAACCTGGGCTTGCTGAACCTGGGACTGGAATACAGAACCGACAGCTTGCTGGATGCCCGAAAAATCTGCCTGGAAAGGCTGCATGACAGCAGAACCGGCAGAAGAGGCAGAAGCACCGGTACCGACAGACTGGGCAGTACCGGCAGAACCGCCGCTCATCATCAGATAAGGATTTAAACCGGCTTCTTCGAGGCGTTGACGTTGCGCGGAGGCAGTATTATATGCGTTCTCCTTATTCCACATATTTTCCTGGAAATCGCGCTGCTGCATTGCCATACGCTCGTTGAACTGGTTGTTCATCTGATTAATTTTGTAATTCATCTGGTTGGTTTCCTGGACATTTTGTCTATTCTGAGAGTTTTGAATAGCAGAAGAACCAATACCAAGGAGACCACCAGCGATTGAACCAAGAAGTCCCATTACTCAGAGGAAGAAGATTCAGAAGAAGAAGAAGCAGCAGCAGCTTCCTCCTCTTCTTCCGCTTTTTGTCTAGCAGTTTCAGCATCAATCAATTCCTGTGCCTGGGACTCAAGATTTTCAGCATAAGCCGACAACTCCTTAGACCAAGCAATAATCTCAGAGGGAGCCTGTATATGGCGGGAGCGAACCGTTGCCAAAAGATCGTCATCAGACATCCCGTCCATAATCTGTTGGATCTGGGAAGCGGACCGCTGACCTTGTCCAAACTTGGAGGCAACAGCAAGACCGGCACGGGAAGCCAAGTCCTTGGCATGAAGAATCAAACGAATATCAGAAGTATAACGCACCGGACAGCCTTCCTCGTTATCATAAATTTCAACACGAAGCTCTTCGGTAGAATCAAATTCGGGAGCAACTGCAAAAGCGTCCGGAGAAACATCGGGAACAAGTCCGGAACCTTGTTCCAAACTATTCAAATTATTAAATTTTCCAATCATAATTAAAACAAGATTTAATAAGGTACACCATCACGAGACAAATTACGGGCAACATAGCAACCGATATAAGAGTTAACCAGCAACTGGTCAGTATCCCAGGTAGAATCCACATTAACACCGAAAATCGGATCAAGAACAGCAGGATTGACCTTGAAGAACTTATAATTCAAAACAACCTTAGTATCCGGATCAGCATCACCTTCTTGATAACCAAAACCAAACCAACCGGAAAGGAGAGATTCAGTAACAGGAGAAACCCAAGACTTAAGAGTAGTAGTAAAGGCACCGTTAATAACATCAAGCTTTGTCTTCCAGTTAAAATAACGGGGATTATAACCTGCATTAAACAAATTGACAATAGAAGCTTTCGGAGAGTTGAAAATCTGAGTCATAGGAAGAACTTCCATACCAATGTTATCAAACTCCGGAATCGGAAGGGACTCGGCATCGGTAACAAGCAACTGACCATCCTGTCCGGTAAGAGTATAGTCAAGCAAAGGAACGGCATGATAAATGCACATAACGACACAATGCTCATCAGTAGTATAAGTGAAAGAGCCATTACCGGTACCGACACCCTTACCGGCAATAACAGCAGTATCATTTTCAGCAGCAAGGTTATTGTTCACAACCTCACTGATATCAAGGTTACGGGAGAGACCACCGATATAGGTGCACATATTGGAAAGAGCCTGGGGCAAGTTAACACCAAAGTGCTTGCGAATCTGTTCACGATAGTCGGAGTCACCAGACTGACTGATTTCCTTCCAACGCTGAAGAGCCTCGGCCTGGCGAAGAGCAAGAACCGTAAACTTAGAAGCAATATCCTTGCTGCTGAAAATGATACTGCTGTTA